TAGTGAGAGCTGGCGGTCAATACACTAACTCCAGCGCCGAAACGATCAGAATTGGTGGTAGGCATAATTCTTACTCCTTTCGAGTAATTGAAACTTTGGAAAGGTACCGCCCCACGTAAGCAGAGCGGCCCGGGTTAAGTGAGAACAGCGCTGGTTTAGGCGTTCGGGTTGACGGCATAGGTGTCAAGAGCAACAACACCGTAATCAAGGCCGTTGAAGGTGACTTTCTTGCAACCCCAGATGCAGCTCGAAGAGATGATCAGGCGGTTGTTGTTGTCAGTCATCTTCTCAAACCAGTCGAAGCGCATGTCGGTCCCGGGAGAACCATATGCTTCGGTCAATGCCTGCGTACCAAGAAACAGTGCGCGAGCTGCCGACAGGTTAGTACCGGCTCCATAATCGCTGAAGCGGATTATGTTTTCATGCTTGTGCAGCACAACATTGTTGTGCATGCCAGCCCCACCCAGAGCGATAGGAGACTTATTGCCCAGGCTGGTTGCCAGCGCTTTCTGGATGTCCAGCCAGCCACCGGTACCGGCATCGGTACGCAGGCTGTATTCCTGCCAGTCGTGCATTACCAACACGTAGCGCTTCTCGCCGTTGATCTTGATCGGCTGGATACGCGGTACTTCCTGAGTGCCGCCGCCCATGGTCCCGGCCATGGCAACCAGACGGTCAACCAGGTTGAGCTTCATGGTCTCAGCCGAGGTGAGCGTAGCTTTGACGGCCAAGGATCCCCCAGCCAGACGGGGCAGCATGAGGTGATCGGAGTCGGGAGCAGTTACGGAGTTGTTGGCGCGGCCTGTCCAGCCGGTAGGATAGAGGAAGCCGGTATTGACGCCACGGGCGCCGGACAGGTAGATGAAGCGGATCTCGTCCAGAAGACGTGCCCACCATTCAGCCATACGACGACGGCCAACATCACGCATTTTGTGCAGGCTGCGCTTGCGGGTCATGCGTCCGCCACCATCGACACCGCATCTCTGCTGGTCGATGTAAACGGCGTCCTGGTAGAACTCAAGGCCCTCTTCGGTGCCTTCCTGGACGTTATCGCCTTCAATCGGCTGCTGCTTCAGTTGCACAGACAGGTCAAAGGTGATCTGCTCTCCGGCGTCATTCTCCAGTTCGGTCAAACGCTGGATGGGCAGGGTTGCGGGTTCGCCTTCTCCGACAAAACGCTGGTCGAAGTAGGACTCTTTCGGGGTATCTGCGGCAAGGGCGGCAGACTGCCGTTTTACTGCCAGGGGGCTATTAACCCCAACAACTGTACGTCCCATGGTGCTGTCCCTCCTTTAAGGGTGTTTTGGTCAGCACTCATGCGCTTGTTATTGGGGGTGTTACTGATAAAACCCCTTGATTATGTAAGTGCGGCCGGTTCCTTGGACAGCTTGACATCAATGTCCTTGGGTGCATCGATCTTCAGCCGTGCCTTTTTGCCGGTCTTGAATTGCAGGCGGATAACCATGTCGCCTACCTGGAGAGTGTCTCCTACTGCTATGTCTACAAACATGGCCATGTGGTTACACACCGCTTACGTATGCTTTATAGTCCTCAGGGCTCAGCCGGGAGACAGCAGCTTCCAATGCTATTCCGCTCAGTTTGTCCAGGTGAGAAAATTTATCCTGCCCGACATCGGCGGCATCGGCAGCTGGTACATCTCGCAACGTCTGATGCTCGGTCCCTGGTCGCTTTGCAGCTGGCTTTTTTGGGATAGTTTCTTTGCCATCAGCCGGGGCCTTACCTGCTTTTTGCAATGCCCTAGCTGCTTTGAATTCGGCAAAAGCTGCAGCTTCACTCAGGTTATGCTTGGCAAGGCAAAGGGTTTGGATACCTGTGAGCTTTGCGTTTGCAGGATCATTTGCAACTTTGAGAAGTTCCTTGTTCAGTTTCTCCCACTCCGCAGGGTTCTTTGCCTGAGTATATTCAGGATTGGCCTTGAAGAAAGCCAACTGTTCCGCCTGCCACAATTGGGAGCCCATCTCTGCGTTTTGACTGGCGGCCTCCAGCTTGCGGGTCTCAGTCCTGATTTCAGCGTCGATCTTCCGGCTGGCCTCGCGGTACTCTTTGGCGGATATCTCGCCGGCTTCCATCTTTTCTTCAAGGGCATCGAGCTCAGCCTGTTTGCTGGTCTCGACTTTATCAATCTCGGCCTGGAACGATGGGAGGATTTCGCCAGACAGTTTAGGAACGAAGGTGACAGCCGGCACATCTTCGATGTTGAATTCCTCGGCAGTCGTGACATCATCGGCAGATTGATCAGCATCTTGGTCGTCTGGTTTGTCGGATTCACCATCCTGATCATCAGCCTGTTGCTTGTCTTCAGCGCCATCGGCCTTGCCTTCACCGTCGCCAGATCCACCATCTCCGTCATCATCATCGCCTTCATCGTCATCATCACCAGCGATGTCGTTCAGGATCTCTTCGTTTTCTTCATCTCCACCGGCCAGCACTTCGCGCTCGGTCGGGGAAAGCTTACTTAATTCTTCTTCTGTGTACTTACCACTCATGCGGTGATCCTCCTTTTATAATGTTATTTCATCGTCCTCAAAGGCCGAACCGGCGAAGATTGTCACTTTATCGCCATATTCTGTTTTAAATACAGTTGGCCTTTCTATTGCGCCTTCTGTGTTATCTTGGTGGTCGGCAATTTTTCTAAGTGTTTGCGCCACAAGGGGATACCAGAGGCCATCTCCGACAACCGAGTTTTCTATTGCAATGACAATTTTTCTTGTGTGCTGCGGGTATTCTTCGATAATCATTTGTTCGGGCATAGTTTTTGTCCTTTTACTTTATTGAACTCCCGCAGGTAGCGGTGGCGCGATGTTGTTGACGACCGGCACTGCGGTTACGTCAGAAAGTATCTGGTCAGCTGCCGTGGTAAGCTCCGGCGCCACAGCGGCGCTGCCAGCGATAGACATTGACTTGGAGAGAGCATCCAGCTTAACCAGCAATGCTTCCAATTCAGCCTTGTTGCCCTTGGCGATGGCTTCCTTAGCCTTACCTTCGATCAACGCAATATCAGCCAGAGCCTTCTTCTGCATCAGTTCCATTGCCTGCTGCTGCGCGGCCTGCGCCTGTTGTGCTTGCATCTGCTGTTGAGCCGCGGCATGTGCTTTCACTTCTGCTTCAGCCGGATCTTCTTCGGCATTCGGGTCACTCATGCCTGTGACTTCACGTAGTACGCGCACAAACTCGTCACGCATTGGTACATCAGACATCTCAAAGGCAATCGTCAACAGTTTGAGGCCAACTTCAGGCGGCAGCTTGGAGGCCATCTCCAACATCGAATCAAACATGGCCTGACGAACGGTCCCTCGGAAGTCCTGTTCGTCTACCACGAAATCAGCCTGTGACTCGGTAATGGGATTGAGCCCATCAGGGCCGTTCAACTCGACAAACTTCATATCGTTCTTGCGCTCTCCGGTCAGTCGCAGCTGCTTGGGCTGATCGTAAAACTGCTCGATCAACGACAGCCGACGTTCACCGGTTAGTTGAATAGCCAGGCGCAGATTGTCGAATAGGTCAGAGGTAGCGGTATAGCCTTGATTCTGGCGTGCCTCAATGGCTTTGCCGCTGATTGCATTGGTCTGGCGGCCAAGGTTTTCATCTGTGACGCCGCCTACCTCCTGGATGAAACGTGCATCCTGATCCATCAACTGGACATGGCCTTGGGCGAGTTGGGCTTGTGGCTGAATAGTCAGGTCGTAGCCTTTGTTCTTTTCAATCCATCCGTCAGGCCTGGCGATTTCATCCATGGCCGTTTCAACATCATCAACAGCACCCTTGTCGGCAATAACCTGCTTGCTGTTCAACAGATACAAAGCTTTAGAGCGGCGCTTGTTCAGATCATCCTGTGGATCTCTCAGGCCGCGAACGATACCGTAAGGGGCATTATCCCTGCCACGTCGGTATCCCCAGATCGGGGTAAATGGGAAACGGTTATGCCAGTAAGGGGAAGGCCCGTCCTGGAGAATAATTCCGCCTTGGCCGGAGATACAAAGGATCATCAGCCGCATAGTCATCTTGATGGCGTCAAAGGTTGTAGCCAGTTGGTTACTGACTGCCCATGCGTGAATCGGATCTGCTGGATTGAAGATGGCGCCGTGATAGGTTGCGTCCTGCTGGTGAATCACTTTTGTCTTTTCAGGTACGCGGTACCACCCCTCGCACAACAAAACCCGCTGGCGAGTGCCACAACCCATCAGGTCACCAGGTGAACCATGCAACAGACTGGTAGCAGCCGGATCGTCGTAAAGATACGGATTGCCCATCTCCCGGTTGATCTGGTTGACGTTGATTACATTGTTTGCGGCAATCTTCAGATCTTCCTTGCGGTCAGGGAACATCAGCTCGGCTACGTCCAGGTCCACCCACTTCTCGCGGAACAGGAAGCGTGCATCCGACATGTCCGGGGCGATGGACAGCGGGTCATACCACATATTCCGCCATGACTCGTAACGGGTGAAGAGTGGTTCATCTTCAGGATCATTGCGAATGCCATCTTCCAGCCAGCCCAAACCGACAATGGCGCTGTCGGCAAAACCACGGGAACGCTCGAAGCCGTCCTTGTTAACGTCGGAAAGGTATTTAAGCAGTGAAGTCTTGGACTCGGCTGCCTTGCGACCTTCCGCCTTACGCGGCATGACGCGGAAATCAACGCGAGTACGCTTTTCGGTACCTGTCACCCATCGCAGGGTAATGGCTGTGAGATTGAATACTGATGCAGTCTGCCCCCTGCCCTCTACAATGGCCTTGTCTTCTTCGGACCACTGGAGACCATCGAAGTAATCCTGGTCCTTGGCCATCTCGTAGCGGTTCTCGGCTTGGCTGATACGAGCTTGCCGGCGCCACTCCAGAATCTTGTCCTTACGTTCCTGTACATCAGGGGAATCAAGCGAATCTTTCTTGACGCGACGGACATTTCCGGCTGAGCTATTCATAGCCCAACGATCTTTTTTGTTCTTCCGCTCTCGTTTTTCGATTGCCTGCGCCATTTTAAACCCCAAACGTAAAAAGGCCCGGACAGTCTGAGAATCAATCTCAAACCATCCGGGCCAGCGTAGGAACCCTATTACAAGGGACTACAGGGTACCGTATATAAGATAATTACTTAAATTCTTTTGTTAAAACTATTTTACACACCTTCCCATTGTTGTAATTAAGTGCGACTTGGCCACAGCCATCTACTTCATCTTTGTCGAGGATATTGTGGCTTCTTAACAAGATTGTCAAATCTTTTTTTGCAGAATCAGATATTTGAAGCATGACTTGATGTTCCATGGTAGTTGTCTCCCCCCTCCCCTTCTCCCCCTATTCCATCATTTCGCCGCTGATCTTCTGGCCGTCGACAACAGCATCGTACTCAGCTACCACCTTCTTTTCCTTCTGGAAGGGTTTCATCTTGACCAGGTCGTCCAGGCCATCGGCGATGTACTCACGAAGCTTGAACAGCGAAGTATTATCCAGGCTGACACCCAGGCTGATAGCCATGCGGAAGATGCCAAGTGCGATACCGAACTGCAGATCATCTTCGGCTTTTTGCATCATTTTACCCACAACAAAGGATGGATAAATAGCGGCCATCTCGCTTTGATCAACTTCCCGCAGCATGTTGAAGGCCTCAATCATTTTGCCCTGATCACGGCTCTCCGGCTCGTTGTACTTGTAGGCAGCCGGCAAGGGGATCAGTGCCGACGCCTTGGCAGCATGGTTGTTGATGATCATGGTCGGCTCGTTCTTCTCACCTGAGTAGGTATAGCGCCGCTCGAAGCTACCTTTGTTGAACATGCTGATTACGGTCATAGTTGCGATGCCTCCCGGCGCAGATTCCGGCGCTCTTTCTTGCTCAACCGGCCCTGTTTAGTGAGGTTACGGAGAGACCCGTCTGCCTGCTTTTGATAGACTGCTCCGACACCGTGCAGGATATCCTTGTGGTTCTTGTCAGCCCTGAGACTGAAACAAACCTTGTGGCGCTCTACTTCCTTACCGCCGATGTTCACTGTGATTTTCATTCTATCCCCCTTGGTATACCTGAACCATATCGCAACCGTTGCCTGTGAATATATCGAAATCAGCGGCTTTATTGACGGCATCTCTTGCT